CCTATCTCTAAACTAGTTCCTGATTGTGGGTCTACTTTATCTACAAATAATGTTGCCATATTATACTACCGTTAATGTTCCTTGTACTGTTATTGTGTTTGTAAAACTTACTGGTCCACACATCATCATGTTATCAGTTGATGCAATTGTAATAGCTTCTGATACAGTTGCTAAATTTTTATATCCACCATTAATTGATTTAATCATTCCAAACTCAATACTGTTTTGTCCAGGTTCTACTGTTCCTAAAGATTTACCTTGGAATACAACGTAAATATTATTAGTGCCTGTTGGTGGCGCAGCTGTAAAAGCTAAAGTTGTATTACCTGATATTGAATAAGCTGAATGGGGATCTTGACGAACGTTCCCTACATAGACTTCAACTTCGTTGGTATTCGTAACAGATTGACTTAATGTAAAATTTGTTTCTGAATTATCACCGCTGAACTGTTGAGAGTTCATGGTGTTTAAATTTTGTTTTGGTGCATTTCCTAAATAGGCCATGAATCTCCTTACGTACTAATTGCATCGACAACAGACATCCAAACACTTAGCGAACTTGCAGTGTCGGATTGTGCTTTCACCACGTCTCCCGATTCAATTACTATTTTACTTCCACCGTCTATTAGCTCGAGCGATCCACCCGCAACTATTGGTGCATTTTTAATTATGTAGTGATCTTGTGAACCACCGGTTACTGAAGATGTAATAAATACATCTGCATTTATTGTTGATGTTGTAATATTAGCTAAACGTATAGAAATAATTGCATCATCAGAATTACTTGTATGTACCGCTGTTGCTGATGTTCCTACTGCATTTAGACCATATCTTTCAAAATCTTGTGCCATAATCTTTATTTACTACAAGGCGATTGACATTGCAACCACGAATCCTGCAGATACTCCTCCTGTTACTGTTAATGCTCCATTACTAGCTAGTGTTGCATCTCCTGATACAGCCACTTCTTGATAACTTGTGCCATCTCCAACTAGTATTTTTCCTGAAGTATTATCAGGCATTTTTAGTTGTGATCCAACAGTCACATTACCTATTGTGACTAAATTTGAATTAATTTTATTGCTTATATTGGTTACATGATTACCCATATATCCATGAGATGAACATTGATAATATAAAATATTTGGTGTTGTCTCATCGACAGCAATTTGTGTATATGCACCAGATGATCCAGGTGTTCCGTTTGTGGTCACTCCAGTTGTGTAAGCTGTAGATTTATCTGATTCTAGATAGAATCTTAGAGGATGTCCACTGTTTGATGAATCTGATTGATCAAATCTATAATACTGCGCGTAAGCAGAGTTTGATGCATCTACACCAGTTAATCTTAAAGCTGGTGCCTCTAATCCATTTAGAAAATATGCATTACCAGAACCCACACCCTGATATGGGTGATTACCAGATTTACTATCTACTGTAACCGTAATTATTTTTGGCGCTGATGAAGAGGCATTCTCTTCTGGAAATGGAAGGTTAATTTTTGCACCTGGAACCGTACAAAAAACTTCTGTTGCACCTGCAAAATTTACTTTTGCATCACTATTAGAACTGGAGATAACATAAGTTCTAGCAAGTGTGCTTGCTCCTCCGTTTAAGGTTCCAAAACCAATCTCAAAATTATTTGTTCCTGTCTCAAAGATACAGTAATAAGTAGTGTTGCTTCCACCAATACCAGCAGCAAAAGTTTCAAAACCTGTTACTGCACCGCCAAGTGTAAACGTACCTGTTCCTGTAGTCGAACTAGATTCTTTAACCCTATCGTTAAGTATAAACGCCATATTTAATTCCTATTACGATGTTAAACTAATAATCGCATTTGCTGGTGTACTCGGATCAGGGAATACAATAGTGAAGTCACCATTAGTCGCTGTCTTTGTTCCACCAAAATCTAAAACTACACACAACTTATCTGATTTACTATCATTGTATATTGCACCAAATGCAGCTGCAAAAGTTGCACTTGAATAAGTTAAATTATCAAAATCAACTGTCGCTGTTCCTGTTCCAGTTGCAACGGCTTGGCTTTGTAATATTTTACCTGTAGTAACATAGTTACTACTACCGCCTGAACTTACTTCATTAGTAGTATCGTACTGTGTGCTTGCTGTTGTGTAAGGATTAGATGTGTACAATGGTAGTTTAAACTGATCACCTCCATTTGCAAAATTATGCGTTCCTGAAAGTAATTCACTTTTAAAACTGTGTGGTACTATATTTGCCATATTTTATCTCCTTATTATGGTGATGGTGATTTAATAACATTACGAATAACACCATCTTGATATTCGTCTCTTCTTCTTCGACCCTCTTGCTCTATCGAATATGAAGCTGCTGATCTCTTATAAGACATCTCGTAGTATTGTAACAGATCTGTAGGGCCTTTCAAGTACCCATATGTTTCTGCAAGACATGCATATAAAAGTAAATCTTGATATTTATTTGATAAATATGTTCCTACCGCAGAGGCTGGATTAGCTGTCGTTGGTTGTGTAGTGCTAGTTATACTAACTGGCTGTTTCATATAAGCCAATGTTATTTCATAAGTTGCATTTGGAGTAGGAGCCACCACCCAAAAATTAGCATCCCAATTCGCATAGTATTTAGGGATACCAGATGCAGTTGAAGGTGTATCGTAAAAAGTAGCCATATAACTAGTTTCTTTTTTTTCTAAAAATGTCTGTGTATTTGGAGTTACATTTGTATCTTTTAATTGAACATATCTTATATTTCTTAAATCTGAGGGTATGGTTACAAATCTGTTACCGTTAATTAAACTTGATGTAGCATATACTCTATTATCATCAGTATCTATCTCTCTGTATATTCTATTTTCTGCATTTTTAATAATCGTATCTAAGATAGTATCAGATAAAACACCACTATCTACTTCTGTGTAGTTTCTAATATCAGTTCTTAAATTTGCTAAAGTGTATGCCATATTATGGTGTTAGAGTTACAGGCCCTGCTGTGACTGTCATTCCTCCTGAGTCTTCTGTTATAGTGGGAGTTGATCCTAATGTAAACGTATACTTATTTGTTGTTGTAACTGTAATCGTAAAACCAGATGCACCTTGATAAACAGATGGTGCTAAACCACCCAAAGATCCTTCTACATTTCTAAAAACTACGGTATCTCCTGTAGATCTTCCATGATTTATTTCTGTAACAGTAATAGTTGTAGATCCACTAGTTATAGAAAACGGGTTTGGTCCTAGTAATCTTGCTACAACAGGCTCAGTTCTATCTGGTCTTGCATTACGTAAACCTTGTTGTTCTGCCATAAATCTTTTAGGTTCTAGTTGTGGGTGTTTTTTTTCGTACTCTGATATATGAACTCTTGATCCATTCCACTCTATAACCATTTCAGTATATGGAAATTCCATACCAGATCTGTCAGATATAAATTTTGAATGCTTACCAACAGCCATTAATTAACCTCCGTAAAGTAAGAGTTTGGTGTAATGAAAGTGCTTGAAGAAGAACCATCTTCAGCCAAAGCTCTTTGTAATTCATCTTCATAATATAATTTAAATTCTTGTGTTCTTTGTGGATTATATTTTTGAGATAAGTAAAAAGCTAATCCTGATATCATACAAGGTACAAATCTATAAGGAACGTCTGTTGCATTAGTGTAAGACCCTACATCTTGTATTCTTTTTACAAAAAAGAAATTTAAAAATTTACCATTTTCAGTTGATCCAGGTGTTAAATATAAATTAATTGTAATTTTATCTATAAATCTTTGCACAAAATATTGTGATGGTTGGCCTGTAGATGTTTTATTGGATAAAGCTTGATATGCAGATCTAGCTATTTTAGTTAAAGGAACATCTATATTACTAGCATTTCTAAAACTAGCTTCTAGTATATCGTCAGCTCCGTTTACAAAATTAGTAACTGCATCACCACTAGTGTGTGATGCTGCTGTTGTATCATCTGCAGCTCTAGTAGCTCCCGTTAAATTTAAAGATGATATACCTGTATAAGAAATTATTTCATCGTTTATTTTAATTTTACCAGATGAAGGCATGTTTGTTACAGATGTAAGAGGTATAGTTGTAACACTACTATTTATACCTGCTGATAAAGTAGTTGTAACTCCATTAGAAGCCCCTTCTGCAGAAGATCTAAATATTGTATATTCTGTTTGATCAGTTGCTAAAGTTATAGATGTATTTTCAACTTCCCAATAGTGTAGACCTCTATTAGCCCACTCTTGAAACATAATGTTTAAAGTTCTTCTAGAA